TGTCAGCGGTGGTGTCGAGGGCGACTTCGAGACCGGCAACATGCGCTACAAGAAGCGTGAGCGGTACAGCTTCGGCTGGACCGACTGGCGCGGCGCTGTAGCGTCGAGCGGCGCTGTGTAAACAGCACATGGAGGGAGGGGAGTAATCCTCTCCCTCTTCCTGAGAGTGCAGCCTAGAGCTGCGGAACTAGAGGAAAACTTCAATGGCACGAAAGACAAACATCGCCCGAGCCGACAACCTGTACTCAGGTCGTGCATACGCTCCGGGCAACAACGACAGCATCCCCGGCATCCTTCGATCGCATCTGCTGATGGTTCGATGGGGCGCTGGATCACCGCAGGGCTGGGGCGCACCAACACTGGCCGTGACCACGGCAGTTGCGGCAGCTCAGGCTGTGGCGGCGGCTGGCAACCTGACCATCAACGGCACGCTGGCATCTGGTGGCGTTGCCACTCTCGATGTCCCGCGCTCGCTTCAGATGGTTGGCACGAACGCTGGCGACACCACTCAGTCGGTCACGGCCTATGGCACGGACACGCTGGGTCGGCTCGTCGTCGAGACGCGCACGCTCAACGGTACGACGATCGTGAACTTCCAGAAGGCGTTCAAGACGGTGACGCGAGTCGCGGTCTCGGCTGCTCTGGTCGGAAACATCTCGGTCGGCAACAACGCAGTGCTCGGACTTCCGGTCCGCATTCGTGTTGGAGACGTGATCTCGCTGCGTGAGAGTCAGGCGGCGGCGGAAATCGGCACCATCGTGGCTGGGGATCTCACGACTCCCAGTGCGACGACCGGCGACCCGTGCGGCACGCTGACGACCACGACAGCTCTCAACGGCACTCGCATCTTCACGGCCCTCGTGAATGTGGAGAACGCGAACGAGAACGCCTTCGGAAGCCAGTTCGCCGGCTGATTCTGAGTTTCAATGAACCAACGTCCCGAGAGCCAAGCATGGGCGAGAGGGACTAGGAGATCGACATGCGAGTGAAGAACATCATCATCACTGGTGCGGCTGCTGCTGACACGGCTGCGTATGCAGTGGCGGCAGCTCCCACCTCGGGCATTGCCTACACACTGACGGGGGCCGCAGCCTCCATCAGTCCGGCCCGGGAGATCACGCTCACATCGAGCGCGACTCTGGCAGGTATCGACTTCGTGATCGTTGGCCGGGATCGAAACGGCAACGCGATCACGGAGACGCTGGCAGGCCCGGGATCTGCGACGACGATCCGAAGCAAGAAGGTCTTTTCTGCCATCACCTCGATCACGCCGAACGGTTCGAGCGCAAGCACGGCAGCGTTCGGCTTCCCTGCTCGCGTGTGCTCACGCTGGCAGGTTCTGGACACCACGCGAATGGGTCCGGATCTTCCGCAGTTCAGCATTCAGTCGAAGCTCAACGGCTCGGCAGCGTATGCCGGTGCTGTAGTGGAGATCACGAACGAGGACTTCATGGGGATTTCCGGTGACGGCGCTGAACCGCAGACGGCCACGGTGGCTCTGGCCGCTGCGGGCGACGTGGCTACTGGCAGAGGAGCTGGGTGTCGAATCGTGGTGACTGCGACCGCTGGGTCCAGTGCATTCAGTGTCGCGAGACCCGGCTTCTAATGGGAGCTGGCCATGCCTTCAACTGGTACGTACACATTCGATCCGGCGATCGCCGAGATCTTGGACGAGGCTTTTGAGCGAGCCAAGTTCGATCTCGCTGCGGTAGGGCACACGCACATCAGGTCGGCCCTGCGATCTCTGAAGTTCATGCTGAACTCGGAGTGGGCCACGCTGGGCATTCGTCAGTTCATGGTTCAGCAGCTCACGCAGGCCACGACTGTGGGAATGCAGAGCTTCACGCTGCCGACTGGCTGCATCGATCTGCTGGGCGCTGTGCTTCGCAGGAACGGTAACGACACTGAGATGTACCGCATCGCTCGGGATGAATACCTGACGATCGTGGACAAGGACAGCTCAGGCAGGCCAGACAGGTTCTTTGTGGATCGTCAGCCCGGGCTCACCGCGAAGACCGTGTACATCTGGCAGGCGGGTTCGAACACCACGGACACGATCATCTTCAACGTGTTCAGGCAGCTTCAGGACCCGGGCAACATGCAGAACACGTTGCAGCTCCCGGCCCATGCGCTCGAAGCCATGGTCGCGGGACTCGCCTCGAAGCTCGCCATGAAGTACGACAAGGCGAACGCTCAAGCACTGCACGTCTACTACCGTGGTCCAGATCCGAATCGTATCGGTGGCGTTCTGGATCTCATGCGTCAGGAGGATCGCGATCGAGGCGACATCTCGCTCGGCTATGAGTACGTGAAGCGCTGATGGGTCCGAAGTACGCAAAAGGAAAGCGGGCATGGGGCATCTGCGGTCGCTCAGGCCGACGCATGCTCCTGAACGACATGGTGTTCGATGGCCAGTTCCCGAACATGCGCGTCGATCCCGCATGGTGGGAGCCGAAGCATCCGCTTGAGCGGTTGACCAAAATGTCAGATCCGGTTGCCCTGTGGCGTCCGGCACCTGAGGACCAAGGGTCTCAGGTCGATAGAATTCAGCTTTGGGCGACAGACGAGGAGTTCAACATCCTCGACTCAGGCGCTGTGACGTTTCTGCTGAATGATGAGCCTGTGACTATTTCGGACACACCGGCTCAGGTGGCGTTCGTTGGTGCGCTGTGTAGGGCGAATGACCCGACCTTCACCTCGTCTTCGCCTACTCCAGTGACGTTCGCTCTCCCTGCTGGATCGCAAGCTGGTGATCTTGCCGTGGTTTTTGTCACTCGCTTCAATGGCGGTAATGCCGCTGCTGACCAGCCAAGCTTCCCGGCTGGATGGCGGGCATTCCAGTCGGAGACAGGGACAGCGCGAAACTCTTCGCTTTCGACCGCTATAGATAACGCCTATCCGATTATTGCCTACAAGGAGCTGGCATCGGATTCGGACGCACCCGTTGTGACGGTGCAGAACTGGAACAACATTGGTGGCTGCGTGTACGTGTTCCGTGGTCAGTGGAATGGCGCAGCAAAGATCCCTCAGGTTCTTTTCTCGGAGCTTGGAAACAACCCGGACACGCGAGAGCAGTTTGTAGTTACGCCGACGTTCCAAGAGATCCATCAGAATTCTGTGATCCTTGCGCTTTCTGGTGCGTATGCCTCGTCATTTACTGATAGCGATGCGTTCGATGCGGTGACGAGCGATGACGGTCATGTCGGCTCCAATATCATCAAGTCTCAGGAAGCAGACTTTGCGTCTATCTGGGCTCGCGTGTATCAGCCGTCTTCGTATACAGAGCTTGAGAATCTGTTTCCTCGCGCACGCCTGAATCTCAACGGTGACTGGACGCTCACCAACCTCACGATCATCGAGCCGAACACTGCTAGCGACATTCAGACGACGCGCTTGGCTTCAACGGTTGCAAATGCTCGTCATACGTTTACCCGCTCAATCAATCTCGTGGCAGGCCAGAGATACACGTTCGCCACCTACATGGCTGGCGAAGAGTGGTACTGGCTCAGTGTCAACGATGGATCTGAGCGCGGTTGGTTCTTCAATGGCGACTCAACGTCCGACATCGACAACCTCGGCTCGCAGATCGGCACTGGAGCGACCCCTCGCGTGATTGCAAAGGGAAGCGCCGGAGCAATCGGTGAGATGGCTATCAGGGCCATCACTTTCGTGAGTGCAGTGACAGGCCCGGCGACTTTCACGATCGGGCTTTCATCGGCAGATGGAGTGTTGAGCGAGGCTGGGTCGGTAGGTAATCGTGCTTACATCAACGCAGTGCATCTCTATCGAGGTGGCGGCGCGCAGCTTCCTATCAACAAGCTCCTGACCAGCGGCTCAGAGATCACTGGCGTCAACGGTCTGGCTGGACGGTACGCTTCCGGAGTGGACTTTGGCACTGGAGCGCCATACGAGGCTGCGACATTCGCTCTGGAGATCAGGGCTGCGAGTTCTGCTCCTGCCAGATGCAGGCTCATGGAGCACTACGCGAAGTGCGGTGGATTCCTTCATCCATCCGACACCCTCGGCCTCAGAACCCAGATGCCGAATGCAGACTCCGACACGATTGGGTACGTCGCGAACAAGATGGCGCTTCCTACCACTTGGGGTGGTCCCGGAAAGTATTACTTCGAGTTCACCATCAACCAGCTCGATTCAGAGACGAGCGTTGATTCGTGGAGAGTCGGTTATGCAGACTTTGAGACGGCTCCATATGGAGTTGACCCCGGTGGTGCTGGCGCATCGTTCGGAGGCATGGGAGACACAGACAAGTCTTGCGCAATTGCTCGCGGAGCTTCGAACACGATCAGAACGATTGTGGATACGATCAACGTCGATACTGCCGGTGCTCCTTACATCGTCGGAGACATCATCGGCATCGCTGTTGATTTCGACCTGAGCGTATTCAGGTTCTTCCGCAACGGAGTAGAGATCGGATCTCCTCGTGCCAAGTTAGCGATCAACAAGCCACTGTATGCGGCATTCGGCGCTGGCAACGGCACGACGAACACTCGCGACTTCACATTCAACTTCACGGGGCCATTCGGCGGGCGAAAGCCATCTGGATTTTCTGCGTATGACTTCGAGAATGAGGTGATCTGATGCCTGTCGTGACTGGAGTATCGAGAGCGTGGAGGGCGTCAGTTCTGGCGGCTCTGGCTGCGAGCACGCACAAGGCTGCGTTCTACACGCCCGCAGCATCGCTCGACAAGGGCGCTGCCTCGCTGGTGTACACGGCGACTGGAGAGTGCAGTGGCACGGGATACACGGCTGGTGGGTTCGTGGTGGTGCCGACCGTGGATAACTCTCAAGACCCGCCATTTCTTGACATCCCTGACTTGTCGGTATCGACGCTGACCATTGCAGATTTCGCCTACATCGCGCTCTACGACACGTTGGCCGGGAACCGCATCTGGTCGGTATTCAGTGTTGGCGGTACTCGGCAGATCGTGAACAGGAACATTCAGATCGTCTTCCCGACACCTAGCGCCAATCAGGCGCTGCTTCGGATCTACGGGTAGGAACTGATATGCCGAACCTCGCATGGACATACAACTCGCTCCGGGCCGCGCTTCAGTCGTGGCCGGTCAACGCCTCCACTCAGTACGTTGCGGATCTCGATTCGATCATCGGGCTCGGTGAGCTGCGGCTTGTTCGAGACCTGAACCTTGAGATCTTCGATCGTATTAGCGTGGCCGCGAGCACAGTGATTGGCACGCGAACTATCGCAAAGCCAACGGATGCCGTAATCCTGAGAACAGTGGCTTTGACGGTAGCCGGCGCATACACGCCCATCGAGCGCAGATCTCACGACTACTGCAAGCTCTACGCGCCTGATCCAACTGTTCAAGGCATTCCCCTGTACTGGTGCGATCTCAACTCGACGCAGATCCTGCTTGTGCCTACGCCGAGCGCTGTGTATGCGACCGACATCCGCTATGTCGCGAGGCCAGCGGATTCACTGGCAAGTGGCTCGCCCACTGCTTCGAGCTGGCTCGCAACGAATGTGCCTGACTGCCTGTTCGCGGCCTGCCTCATGGAAGCCGACCACTACATCAAGGCCGACGATCGCTACGCCGACATGAAGACCAAGTATTACGAGGAGCTTCTGCCATCTGCCAGAGCAGAGCTTCGACAGATGATCCGTGAGGGCGACTATTCGCCCTTCAAACCAGCGGCCAAGGCTGCGGAGTAGGAGAGCTAGATGCCTGATACATTCTCAGCGTTGCTTCGCCTTCGTCTTCAACAGACGGGCGGCAACAACAACACATGGGGCGCAAACCTCAACGTCTCTGCATTCCAGCTCCTTGAGGATGCTATCTCTGGGAAGGTTGACATCACGATCGCTGGCACGGATGTCACGCTCACCTCAAACAACGGGGTCAACGATCAGGCGCGATACGCGATCCTGAATCTCAACGGTGCTCCCGGCGCGGCGCGGAACGTCATCGTCCCTACGCTCACAAAGATCTACCTCGTCATCAACAGCACGACGGGTGGATTTGCGCAGACCGTGAGGACGCTGGCCGGTACTGGTGTCTCTGTCGCCTCGGGTGGTCGCGTGCTTGTGGCGTGCGATGGCACCAATGTCGTGGCGCTTCAGGCGGATGTGACGGGTACGGTGGCCACAGCGACCAATGCGCTCCAGCTCGGTGGTGTACTGGCTGCGGCCTACGCTCAGCTTGCGGTCTCACAGAACTGGACTGCCGGGCAGGCTGTGAATTTCACGGCACTGGCTGATGGAGCAACGGTCACTGCGACATGCCTCACCTCGAACAACTTCCGTGTGGTGATCGCAGGCAATCGTGTTATCGCCCTGAGTTCCCCGAAGGATGGGCAGCAAGTCGATCTCTGGATCGTTCAGGACGCAACGGGAGGCAGGACGGTCACATGGCCAGCTAACGTCAGGTGGGTCGGTGGCTCGACGCCCGTGCTCTCCACGGCGGCTTCAGCGATCGATCGCTTCCGTCTCAAGTACAACTTGGCCACGGACATCTGGAGCGGCGAGGCTCTGCTGAACAGCGGGACCACGGGAGCCACGACGTTCAACGTCACGCTCGATCGCAACGAGCAGAACGTGGACATCTTCGCCCGTCTCGGCTCTCCTGCGGGCGTGGTGACGATCAACGTGACGATTGCGGTGGGCGTCATCATCGGGTCCCTGTGTCGAGCAACTCCAGCTCTGACCTTTGATGGCTTCGCGGCCACCTCGGTCGTGAACCTGACCAACCTCGGGTACGTGCTGGGTCATGGAGGAAAAGGCGGACGCGGCGGCTTCCGAGATCCGGATGACGCGGATCAGTGGGACCCTTCTGCCGGAGAGGACGGCGGAAACGCTATTTACGGTCCGGGCTCTGGCCGCACCTTCAACATCACGAACGGCTCAGGACGGATCTGGGGCGGCGGCGGCGGCGGAGGTGGTGGCGGAGCCGACAACACCAACAACAGCCAAGGCGGCGGCGGAG